AGGGTAACTTTATATCTCTTCATTCTGACGAGGTTGAAGAAGAAGCTTACCGAAAACGAATTTCATATTATTAAGGAGTCATGGCCATGGCAAAGAAAACAGAAGCAGCGGTAGAAGTTGCAGACGCGGGTTTAGGGGTTGTTCAAAAAGCTCAAGCAGCGTTAATAAAAAAATTACAAAAAGCTTTGGATGACGGCGCTTCAAAAGCCGAAGCAAAAAAAATCGTAGGAAATGCTGCAGGAGTTGATCCTACAAAGCCAGGGGTTCTTAAAAGGATTAAAGCCGCAGAATCTAGGCTTATAGATTTTGTTACCCGCCAACAAAGAACTGTAAAAGGAAATAACCCAGGCCAGCTTATTGGCAGGGTTAGAAAGAAAACTGATCTTAAAGGAGGCACAGATACTGCGCCTGTTACAGGTTTGGACAGAGTTCTTGGAAGCGGAAAAACATTTAAAGTTGATCCTACAAAGCAGGCAATTAAGCGAAACACAGCTAGGGCAATTGTTTATGGAGGTGGTGGTGGCGCTTTGGCAACGGCAGGAAATGCTGCTGCAAAAAGACCTACCGCAGAAGAGGTTAGAGATTCTACAACCAATCCTAAAGGCATCACCGCTGCAGAAAAAGCTAGGATAATGAGAGAAGCCGCAGAAAAAGAAAAAGAAATTCGAGCGGCTGGAATAAGAGGTCAAGATAAAGCAAACAGTAAAGGTAAGTTGTTTAAAAAATTCCGTCCTTTCGGTGGCGTGATTGCCAGAGCCCTATTGGGTGATGACGAGAAGTTTGGTGGTGAGCGAGGCGCAATTGACTTCATTCGGCTCAAGAAAAAGAAAAATAAAACGCCGACCGAAAAAGAAAAAATGGAAGTAATGATGAGGGCCAACAAGAAATTAGAAGCAGCGGAGAAAAAAGCTGCTGCAGCCGTAGTTAAAGCTAAAGAAAAAGCCAAGGGTTTAAAGAACGGCGGCATGGCTAAAAAGCCCGTAAAGAAAAACATGGGCGGCATGATGAAAAAGAAAGGCTATTCCAAAGGCGGGGCCATGAAGAAGAAAGGTTACGCCATGGGCGGTATGGCCAAGAAGGGTTACGCTAATGGAGGCATGGCTAAGAAAGGGTATGCCAATGGCGGGCCTGCTAAGAAGACAACCGCTAAGAAAACTTCTTCTCGCGGAAAAGCTAGAGGCGTAGGCGCAGCAAAACGTGGGTATGGCAAGGCGATGCGTTAATATGAATTAAACCCAGCATAAGCTGGTAGGGTGAAATGGATAATGCCTTATTTACAAAGTAATGTTCCTTACTTCAAGGCGTGGGTAAGGAGAGAGTACACGGTCAATAACGAGCGTTACCATGGTGAGTTTATTCACGCCATGGTAGTTGCCGTGACCACAATGCCCAGTAGGACTTTAAGTTTTCAAGTGATCTTTACAGGTTGTGAGTCTGATGACCAAGAAGACGGCCAAAATGTACACGGTGGCGCGATGTGGGCGAGGATGCCTATCACTGCGCTAGTTGCAGATGTGCCGTTAGAAGAGTGGCCTACAGAATTGCCACCCTATCTAGCGCAACCTTGGGACTGTATGTCTCACGACCACGCTGTTTACAAAATAGAGAGAGCCTCTCCTGCCCCATGGATTGCAAAAGTTGATGGCGAGTTCTATCCAGCCAAATATTATTTCACAGTAGACTATACTGGCAGTGAAATAGCAGACGATCCTGCTCAACATAAGCAAAGCCATATACTGGAATTGCTTGACGCTGGCGAATATACAGGCAATATAGTGGCTTTACCTAACAACAGAGTTAGAGTAACGCATCCTGCTTGGTTTGAAACCGGGGAAGGAGCACCAGACTTTAAACCAAATCAACGTATCTACAATTCAAAAGAAGACGTAGGATATGTGTGGGACACTGAGCGAGTGTTCAATAACTTGTATAGCGAGTAATGCAATGAGGAAGCCGAATGGCCATTGAGCGCGGTGTTGATGATGCAGACAAGTTTGATCTTGATATCGAAGACAAATCAAAAGAAATTGAAATAGATCTTGATCCTGATCTTGATGATATTGGCGGCATTGACGATATCTTTGGCGATATGGGGGATGACGATAACGAAATCCTTGAAGATGGCACTATGCTGGTGGGAGTTCCACCTGAACCTATGATGGGTGAGAGTGAGGATTTCTTTGAAAACCTTGCAGAGCTTGTTGATGATGGTGATCTTGGGCGTGTTTACTCTGATTGCATAGCTGATTTCCAAGATGACAAGTCTTCACGCAAGGAGTGGGAAGACCAGTACCGTGAGGGTCTTGAATTCCTTGGCATGAAGTTTGAGGAAAGAACTGAGCCCTTTAATGGCGCATCAGGCATTATCCATCCGCTTCTCGCTGAGTCTGTTACCCAGTTTCAAGCACAAGCCTACAAAGAGCTACTCCCATCTGGCGGTCCCGTTAAAACGCAGGTAGTGGGCATGATGACCCCTGGGGCTGATCTTCAGGCAGCAAGAGTTCAGGAGTTCATGAATTACCAGATCACACAGGTAATGAAAGAATATGACCCTGAAACAGACCAGATGCTTTTCTATCTGCCATTGTCAGGTAGCGCCTTTAGGAAAGTGCATTTTGATCAAACCCTAGATCGTCCGGTATCAAGGTTTATTCCTTCTGAAAAGCTGGTCGTACCCTATGGTGCCTCTAGTTTAGATAGCGCAGTAAGAATTACTCACATTGTTGATATGTCAGAAAATGATGTGAAGAAAATGCAGCAATCAGGCTTCTATAAAAAATCAGACATCTCCTATTCTTCAAATGTTTCTTATGGCGATGATGAGATTGGTGATGAGATTGATGAGCTTCAAGGCGTTAAGCCTACAGGCGGATCTGATGAGTGCGAAATACTTGAGATGCATATTGATCTTGACCTTCCTGGGTTTGAAGACCTAGATGATGAAGGTGAAGAGACAGGAATTAAGCTGCCGTACATTGTTACGCTTATTCCTAAGCAGTCTGCCATCTTATCTATTCGTAGAAACTACAACCAAGAAGACATTCTACGAAAAAGAATAGATTACTTTGTTCATTACAAGTTTCTGCCCGGATTAGGTTTCTACGGCTTTGGCTTGACGCATATGATCGGGGGCTTGTCGAGAGGTGCTACCTCAATACTCAGGCAACTGATCGATGCAGGTACGCTGGCTAACCTCCCTGGTGGATTTAAAGCTAGAGGCATTAGAATCAGAGATGACGATGTGCCTATTCAGCCGGGTGAGTTTAGAGATATGGACGCGCCAGGTGGGTCTTTACGGGATGCGTTAATGCCTCTGCCGTTTAAAGAGCCAAGTGCCACGATGGTTACCCTGCTGGGTATGTTGGTTGACGCAGGCAGAAGGTTTGCATCAATTGGCGATACTCAGGTAGGTGATGGTAATGCTGAAGCGCCTGTAGGAACGACAGTCGCATTGCTTGAGCGCGGTAGTCGCGTGATGAGCGCAATCCATAAGCGATTGCATTACTCCCAGCGGATAGAATTTAATCTGTTAGCAGATTTGTTTAAAGACTATCTGCCTCCGCAGTATCCGTACATGACAGCTAATGGTGATCAAAGCGTCAAGCAGTCTGACTTTGATGATCGAATAGATATTATTCCTGTAAGCGATCCCAACATTTTCTCTATGAGTCAGCGCGTCATGATGTCTCAGGAAATGCTAAGGATGGTACAGGCAAATCCTGAAGTTCATGGGCCAATGGGTATATACAATGCGTATAAGCGCATGTATGAATCGATGGGTGTACAGCAGATAGATCAAATACTGCCTCCACCCCCACCACCCCCGCAGCCACAGCCTGTTGCATCAGCGATGGAAAATTCAGCATTTGCAGCTATGCAGCCTGCTACGCCTTTTCCTGATCAGGACCATCAGGCGCATATTGCAGTACACATGGCATTTTATAATTCTGCTATTTGTCAGACAAACCCTCAGATACAAGGGCTGGTGCAATCGCATGTATACGCTCATATCGATATGATGGCGAGACAGCAGGCGCAACAAGATCCTCAGATCATGCAGATGCAACAACAGATGCAACAACAACAACAGATGCAACAACAACAGATGCAGCAGATGCAACAGATGCAGGGAATGGCTCCTCAAGGAATGCCGCCGCCACAAGGAATGGCTCCTCCACAGGGTATGCCGCCTGGAATGCCTCAAGGTGCTCCCCCTCAACCAAATCCTATGATGCAGCAGATGAACTCAATGCTTGAAACAAAGGTTGCTCAGATTACTGCACAGCTAGTTTCTCAGATTGCGCCTGAGTTTGAGGCAAAGCAGGATGAAGATCCTTTGGTTGCTTTGAGGCGAGAAGAGCTTGATATCAAGTCTGCAGATCTTGATCGTAAGGCAGAAGAAGCTGACAAGCGACTTGATTTAGATAAAGATCGTATAGACGCGCAAAGAGATTTAGCTGGAGACAGGATAGATACTCAGCTTGATATTGCAGATATGAAAGATCAAATTGCAAAAGATAGATTAGATTTGCAAGAAAAAATACAAATGGGTAATCTTGCAGAAAAGATGACTAAAAACATTGGCGATATATTCGGAGGCAGGTAATGTCCAACAAAGTAGAGAAAGACGGATTTACAATAAAAGGCCAAGGCAAAGTTAGCTACGGAAAAGCAAAGCCTGAAAAGACAGATGCTTCTTCTAAGCCGGGCATGGGCAAAGGTAAATCCCGTGGTGGTGGCGCAGCACTCCGTGGCACAAAGTTTGAAGGTGTTTTTTAATGACTTCTTACGCAAGAGGATCTAACCCGTCAGCCGAGCAAAGAGCGCGTGATGACAGGCGAATGTCAATGCCCACAACTGGCCCCGGTCCTCAAAGAATACCAAAAATGCCAAGACCAATGCCTATGGAACCTATGCCTATGGAACCTATGCCTATGGAACCTATGCCTATGGAACCTATGGAACCAATGCCAAGACCTCCACGCTCTTATGGTGATGACTTTCGTAGCATGCCAATTAGCAAAGAAGAATATCTTAGAGATAGGCAAATAAAAGATCAATTAGGAGCAGGCGGAAATACTGGGCCTATGGGGCCAATAGGAAGACCTGTTGATTATGAGCTAATGCCTATGCCTGAAAGACCTCGCGGTCCTGGCTCTCAAAAAATAATGGAAAGGCCAGAACCTCGCAGGCCACGCATGCCAGATGAGGGTGGTGATCGCTCAGACATGATGAGGCGCATAATGGAAATGTTTGGCCAAGGTGGAGATCAAAGACCTCCACGCAGAGGCCCAAGTCGGCAAGATCGAAGGCAAAATGATCTTATCTACGACATGCCAAGGATGCCGCAAAGATACGAAGAATTTCCGCAAAGATACGAAGAATTTCCTCAAAGACTCACGCCGCAGGAAATCTTTACTGCAAGAAGTAGGGGTGGACCTGAGTATGAAGCGCCAATGATGATGAGCAATGGCGGTAGCGCATGGAGAGGTTCTTTGCCCCAAGGTTATGAAGCCGATGAAGAGCTAAGAGCCCAAGCCTTAGCTGATTTTGATGCTGGTGCTGACATCGATGGCGATAGACAGATATCAGATGAGGAGCTTTATAACTGGCGACCTTCTGATTCTCGATATGGGACAAACCCAAACAATCGTGTAAATCGTGATCAATCATATAGCCAGGCAGCGTTAGACACTTTGCGCAGAAAAGGTGCTGATATGGGCGATGATGGTGTCTTCTCTGAAGAAGAGTTCTGGAAATTCGATGCGGCTAGACAGCAAAATGAAGGCCAAAATTATGGCGGTGCTACTTTAGAAGGGGAGTTTAACTACCAAGATCCTTCTACTTGGAATGCGCCTCAACCTCCAATGCCTGAGCGTATGCCTATGCCTCCTTCGCAGACAACGTATGTTCCTGAGCCAGCAAGGAACCCATATGTCTTCGGAGGGTATGGATCTCCACCCCCGCAGTATGCAGGAATGGCTGATCCCAGGATGACTAATATTGTCGGAATGGCTCCCCCATCTTACTACGGCGGAGCAGAAGAATAGCTAAATGGATTCAGTCAACTTAGCAAACTTTATACATGAAAAGATAAAGCAGCTTGAAAGCGACAGAGTCGAGTATGTTTCAAGTGGCAATATTAAAAACATGGAGGATTATCGGTTCGTGATGGGTGAATTATCGGCGCTTCGCACCCTGCG